TCATTTTTCTCCTTTCATTGAATAATTGCTTTATAGGTTTTTCCTTTAATCTTAACTTCTACTTCCTCACCTGATAAATCATCATCTTCCTCTTCTTCCAGTTTTGGTTCGCTACAAAGGATTTCGTAATTTTCACTTAATTCAACCTTTTCTATTTCTTCGGTCTTTCGTTTGGTATGGTAAAAATAGCCACCGATAAGTTTTAACTTACCAAAAACCTCCGCATTACCAAAAACCCTCGCATTACCATAAACCTCCGCATTACCAAAAACCTCCGCATTACCAAAAACCCACGCATTACCATAAACCCACGCATCACCTTCTTGGTTTAAATTATCCTCTTTCTCTATCCAACCACCTTTTTCTCCTCTCTTCACATTACCAAAGTCCCTTAGAGCTTCAATGCGGTAAAGTTTAATTCCGTATTCTGTTTTAGTTTCTTTAGTTAATTTATATTTCTTCATTTTTCTCCTTTCTTTAATTAGGCGAGGAGAGAGAAATAAATTTCTATCTCCCCACGTCTAATCAAAAAGGTAAGGTTTCTCCTGCGTCATTAACATAAGTTTCTGGTTTATGAGTTAAGACTCTTTCTTTACATCTTGGACAATAAAGATAAGGGAAAACAACAAAGTGCTGACCTTCTTCGTCAAAGTCCCAATCTTCGTCAAATCCTTCCTCTAACTCCGTTCCACACTCAGAACAAAACTTGTTTTCTGTAGCATAAGGCTGTTTATCAGCCAGTTGTTGTGATAACGTTCCTTTTACCCAACAACTCCAGCAACAACCGACTTCTTTTATCTTTTCTTTTTCCTCTTCTAAAAGATAGCCTCTTTCACAAATGGGGCAATAAACTATCTTTTTATCTAAACCGACAATTTTTTGAGCTTCTTTAAAACTTGGTATTTTGTTTTTCATTTTATTTCACCTCCTTTCTTTAAACTTTATCATATCTTGTAATGCTTGTCAAGAGGTAATTTGAGTTTTAAAAACTCCAACCGCCTAGACTTTTACCAAAACTTAACCGCCCAATCAATAAAGGGAAACATAAAAAACCAGCCTATAAAAAGACAAACACCAATCATTAAAATTAAATCAATCAAAAAGTTTTTCATAATTCATCACCTCCTATATTAACTCTTTTGGTTCATAAGCCAAACATTGATGCCAGTAATCTAGACGTTGTCGCCAATTATAAGTTTCATCATTAGCATAGCCATTTTTCAAGGCATAACCATAATTAGCGTTTATCTCTTCTCTGTTTTTAAGATACTCAATAACATCTTTTAACAATTTCATAATTTCCTCCCTTCTTTAATTATTTATCCTTGCCTCTATAAAGAAGCAAGGGAAACAATTAAAATTCCTCTTTATAGTTCTTTAACCACTTACAAAACTCTTGCCTTGTGCCCTCAAAAATTGTTTCTTCCCATTCTAAAACTTTTACCTTATTATGAATTGAGTCAAAAAGATAACTATAATCTGTCAAATCTCCCATAATTGTAAAAGTCTTTTTTTCTGGCTTTGCTGGGATTTCTGTTGGCTCATAATTAGAAACTAAAGTCATATTGCCATTTTTATAAGCAATAGCTTTGGTCTCTTTATAATTAGCTCCTAACCATTCTCTAAATCCTTTAGCATTAAATTTATTCTCATCATTGAGCCAATCAAGAATATGATAAAAGTCTCTTATCCCTCTTGGATACTGGTCGCCATTTTGATAGTAATATAAAATGGTTTCTTTCCCCTTGTCATCATAGACAAAATTTAAATTTGCCCTCGTCATTTTTTCACCTCCTTCTTTTAATTGCTTATCCTTGCCTCTATAAAGAAGCAAGGGAAACAATCAAATTACCAACTTGATTGATAATGGTAGTCGGCAGTATCATCACTAAGCATTTCTTCTAGTATATTTTTGGTTTCTTCCAAATCTTTGATGTAATACTCATCATAATCCGTTGAGCCGAAGAAAAAACCACTGCCAGTTGGTAATAGCTCTTGAGCTACTTTTGGGTTCTTGATAACTTTACCCTTTGCCCAAAGTATTTTTTCTTTATCTTTGCTATACTGAACCCCATTGTTAATCTTTCCTTCTACTAGGATAGAAGCTTCCAAAACTCTATTAACCAAATCCAATAGTTCTTTTATCTTTTCGTGGCTAAAATAATACTCGGCACAATTATCATTCCCATCTTGAATTTTCTCAACTAACCAAAGATGAATGGCATTAGCTTTTCTCAAATAGCCAACTTCTTCGCTAATATCAACAACTTTCGCTTGATTGACACCTTTAACATCAATCTTAACTAGCTCTTTTGGGCTTTTCCATTTATTACCAACATATGTTTTCTTATAAAAATACATATCTAGTCCCATTTTATTTCACCTCCTTTCTTTTAACTTTTAACTATTCTTTATATTCTTTAGCAACTTCATCAATCCAATCTTCAACTTTGTGAAAGTTATCCCAAAACTCTTTATCATTTGCACCGCCATATTCACAATGGTGCATAGTCTTTTTTAATGCTTCATAAGTTTCGTTATTCATTTTATTTGTCCTCCTTTCTTTTTTTTAATCTTCTATAAGAGCCTCAAAGCCTTGTTTGAAGCTCTAAACAAGATTAGTTAAGATTAACTAGCTTGTATTGTCCGCTTTTAATCTTTGCTTCTGTTTCTTTCTTTGTTTCCCCTAAAAATTGATTGCGATATTTTCCTATTGTCCTTGAGTAATCCCATTTATTTTTATCAAGATACATTTCAGGCTTGATATATTTTCCGTTGGCTATTACTGGCTTGCTAGTCTTAGCAATTACGCTTTCATAGCTTTGAAAATATGCTTTATTACCACTATGGATAATAAATTGATTAGCAACTTTATTGCCGTTTGAGCTAGTCATATTATAAACTTTGATATTTAACATAGTTTTTACCTCCTTTCCTTAACTTCTTATTTCTGCCTCTATAAAGAAGCAGAAGAAAAAATTAAATCGCCTTTAAAAACTCTCTTGTCGTTGCTGGGTCGTTTCTTCTTTTAACTTCGTTGGCTAGAGCAATAATTTTATTTAATTTCTTCTCATCTTCACTTTCACAAGAAGAAGAAACATCATTTTTATATTTTAAAACTACTTCTCTTATGCCATTTATTGCGTCTTTTTTACTTTGGCAATAAATTAAGCCATACCATTTAATAAAATCATCGTCTAGCTCATAATTAGCGTCATTTTCAGTACAACTATCAAGCAAATCTCTAGCAAAATCTCTTAAATCTTGATAATGGTCTTGAAATCCGTATAAGTCATAATGAGCTATAAATCCGCCTAAATTCATCACAAATTGATAAGTAGGCTTATTTAATTTATTAATGTCATTGCTTTTAAAAACTTGTTCAATGTTGTTGACAATGGCTTTGTTATTAATAGCTTTCCAATTTCTTGCTTGTTGGTTCATAACTTCCTCCTTTCTTTAAAATTGTTTTAACTTTGTTGACATATTCTCTTTAGTGCATAAGTCGTATCTCTTGATTACTTCAAGAGCTGTTTTCGCTTCAACTATTATCTTTTTACCATTTTTGTATTGTATTTCGTATTTATTCATATTAATCTCCTTTCATTTAACAATTAAAAACTGAAGACGGATTAAAATAAAAAGATAATTTACTTTACAGAATTGTTTGATAACTACTAGCTGAATTGTAATTAAAGCTATCTTTTTGAGTATCCGTCAATCTCTCGCAAGTCGTAAATAGTAAATACCACCACATATCCATTCCACAACCGCCAACTTTTACCTCGTCCCAACTAAATTTTTGGTTATAACAGATATTCAAAAGCATATTATAATGCTGAGTATTAAAGCGTCTTGTCATACCGCTTCGGCTGACTTTCATTGAAGCAATGACTTTTTCGGCTTTAATATCTTTTAAATAGCTTTTGGCGTCTTTAATGAATTTATCAAAGCTATAATAACTATTATCACCCTTAGCTTCTTGATAAACTTCCATTAGCTTCTTTTTGTTATACATAAGCGTTTAATCCTCCTTTCAGTAGGATTTCCGCCTCCAGTTTTTAATTGTTAAAGAGCTTTAATCTCTTAATGTTGCCCCTTGTCCTAGTCAAACAAGAGGCAAGATAAAAAATTAAACTAACTTAAACTTAAAATACTTTCCCAATGAGATAGTATTATTATCTCCATCCCATTCTATATGCTTATTTTTGATAAATCCTCTCAATTCTTTTTTTGCTTCCTCCTCAAAGTTTCCACCCTTAATTAAGTCATAGATATTTTCAAACATTCTTTTCTTTTTTTCTTCTGTCATTTTACCTCGCTTTCTGACTAGTTTTTAAATGTGCTAATAACTTTATTTTCCTTATTAAGCAAGTCAAAGCGGTCTGACTTTTGAAATTATCTCACCAACTAGACATTTTATTATGTTGTCTTCAGTTTTAACCTGCTTAACAAGAGGCTAAACAATACGAAGCAAAGCGTTTTATAATAGCTTGTCCTCTCTTCGGCTTAGCCTCTTGGCTTTCAATGTGCTTAGATAGTTCTGTCTTACTATCTACTTTAGATATTATCATACTTGTCATATCTTGTCAATGGGTAATTTACTAGCAAATTAGCTTCAGATATAGTTTTTACTATAAGCTATAAATTAGAGCCTTTAAAATGAAGCCTCAACAAAAGAGGTATCCTATGTGCTTAGGGTGGTTTTAAAAGCCTTCTGGGGCTATTCTAGAGCTTCTGATAAAAGCAGGTGGCAATGAAAAAAGAGTTTTCCAGCTTCAAAAGTCTAGTCGCTTGGTAAATTGAGCCTAAAGAAGCTCTTGACAACCCTATAACAAAATGGTTAAGCTCAATCAAGGTGGCTCAACCAACATTAAAACAAAAGAAGTTTATCCATGAATACCTAAAGACGGGTAACATAACTAAGTCTATTCTCCATAATTATGATATAAACAAAAATAGATATGGTAATAACAAAAATCAAAACAAGAGTAAAAAAGAAATAGACTCACAAGCGTATAAAATAGGTTATACTAATCTCAAGTCCCCAATAGTCCAATCATATATAAGTCAAATTTTAGATAGTGTTGGTTTAAGTGATATTAATCTGTCTCAATCCCTCCAAAAGATAATACAATCAAGCCTAACAAAACGTAGTTTAAAACAAGCTCAACCTAGTGATGGTCTTAGAGGTATAGAGATGGCTTTTAGGTTAAAAGACAAGTTCCCAGCAGAGAGAAAAACAATCTCTAAACTTGAAGTAAGAGCTCAACTTGAGAGTAAGAGTAATCAAGAGCTACAAGACATACTCAACAAGACATTAGAAGAAGCAAACAAATTAAAGACAATGTTACAACAAGACAAGCAACAGGCACAAGAAGGACAAGAAGCCTGATATAGTTTGATAGAGCTATAGATATTGTTAGTAAGTAGAGAGATATATTTTGTTCTAAAGACAAGACAAAACAAGAGTTAGAGTAAGAGTAAGACACTACACTACATATATATATAGTATATAGACATAAGTAAGAGTAGAGGGGGGGGCATACACCCAACCACTACAACTAAAAAATTCATATGAGAAGGGTAACAAGTCGGAAACAAGTTTGAAAATGTTTGAACCTGTATTTGCTCTTTGAAAGCTGGATAGACTCACCTCCTTTCTAGACTTGTTTGTGACTTAAAGACAAGTTTGACTCGTCTTCTAAGGTTCTGTCCAGCTTTGAGGGAGCAAAGATGGAAGTCGATTTTATTTGTGATGAGTGTGGTAACGAAAACAAAGAGGCTGAGGTCTTGGAGGAAGGTGTTTTTAACAAACCGAAAGACCATTTTTACGCTGAGTGTCAGTTCTGTGGTAACCTTCAGGATGTGACTTTTGATTTACCAGAAGAGAAGTGGCCTGAAGAAGATAGTTTTGAAAACGAGGAGGATGAAGATTAATGGGTTACCAAGTACCTAAAGCCGACCATCCCTGGCGGGAATACAATCGAACCAAAGCCAAAAAGGAGGAGGAAAACAAGAACAAGCCTCTGAGGATTTTTTTGACGGAGATAGTTGAGAGCTGGGATGAGGTTAAGGTGGTAACCAGCGTTTACAATCGGGAAGGGGAATACAGCTTAAAAGAGCTGCCGCAGACGAAGATAGCCGCTTGGCTGGCAGGCATTTTAAAAAGGAATTATGGCTAAAAAAAGTTTAACTAGGCTTGAGCAGGAAAGAGCTAAGAAAAAAGAGCTTGGTGAGCTTGATGACTATTATCAGGCGGTAGACAAACCTGATGGCTGGAAGTTTGTCCATAAGGACAGATTGAGGGAAAAGAAGAAAACCAAGAGGCGGACTGATGATGAAAAGACGTTGCTTGAATATCGTAAAGGTCAGAGGTTTACTTACCGCAGGAAGTTGGCTGAGTATGGTCAGGCAGGCTTGGACAAGATAGATTGGCCTCAGGGTTGGGAAAGTTTTTGTCTGCCGACTGACGGTTCTAGTTTGACCATCAAAGGCAGGAATTTCAAGACTCAGGAAGGCATCCTTTTCATTGTTCAGTCTCCGATGGGTCAGGTTTTTTGTCGAGGCATTTTGTCAACGATGAATCCTGAATACGACTTAAAGGCTGTTCATGTTATGGTTGAACAGGCGGAAAACACTTTGGACAGCGAAAGAGGGCTTTTGTTGTCAGACAAGAAAAGAGACCCGATAACTGGTTTGAAACAGACTGAAGGCGGAATCGTTGTCCCAGATGGATAAAAAAGAAAGATGGATAAAAAAGAAATCATTGACCAGATAGAAAAGACCCAAGAGGCGGTTAAACAGGCTAAGATTCAATATTACCTAACCCACTTTTACGAGTTTAACCGAGATGTTTTGAAATGGCCTGACATCTACGAGCCTTTGCATCGCCAGGTTTGTAATTTTGTTCAGGACAACGTCAACAAGAAAAAACTGCTTATCCTTCTTCCCCGAGGTTCTTTCAAATCTTCTATCGTAACTGTTGGCTATACTTTGTGGCGAATAGCTCAAAACCCAAACGAAAGGATTTTGATTGCCAATGCGACTTATCCCATGGCTTGTCAATTTTTATCACAGGTTAAAGACCATCTGGAGAAGAACGAAACCTTCATTGACCTTTTTGGTAATTTGGCGACAATGGCTGACAGCTGGCGGGAAAACAGGATTACCGTGGCTAGGGAAAAGTCTTACGAGCAGAAAGACCCGACTGTTTCCGCTTTTGGGGCTGACACCAACGTTGTTGGTTCTCACTACAATATGGCTCTTTTGGATGACATGGTCAACGACAAAAACATCACCACTCGGGAACAGATAGAGAAGGTGATTAACTTTTACAAAGGGACTTTGGACTTGGTTGACAGCAAGGCTGGTGGTCATAAACAAGTCATCATCATTGGTTGTTTCGTTTCTGGAACTAAAGTTTTAATGGCAAATGGTGGTTGGAAAAACATTGAAGATATAAACGCTGGAGAGATGGTAAAGACAAGGAAAGGAAATAAAGTAGTTACAGCTAATGTTTCTCAAGGAGTTTCTGAAGTTTATGAATTAAGAACAAATAATTCTAAGATAATAGGAACTAAAAATCATCCCTTTTTAAGAAATAACATTTGGGTAAAAATGGAAGAACTAAAAAAGGGAGATAAAATTTCTTTTTATCATTATAAAAAAGATGGTAAGAATGAGATTAGTGAAGAGTTATCGTGGGCTTTAGGTTATATGGTTGGTGATGGTTGGGTAACTTTACATCCTAACCAGAAAGGTAGTTTAAGATACGTTGTTGGAATAGCCATGGGTGTTTATGATGATAGAAACCATAAGATAAAAGATATTTTCGAGAAGAATTTTGGTTGTAAGTTTTTATGTAAGAACGGTAATTGGGTAACGACTTCGGCTGAATTAGGTAGATGGCTTTTGGAACATGGTTTGGAAAGAGGAGCACATAATAAAAAAGTTCCTTCGTTTATTTTTGAGCAGAATCCAGAAATAAGAAAACAATTTATTCAGGGTTTTCTTGATGCTGATGGTTGGGAAATAAAAAAAGAGAAGAGTGGACATCATGTTTGGAAAAGTAGGGTTGGAACAAGAACGTTTGCTTATGAAGTTTCAAGTAAAGAATTAGCTGAGGGTATAAGAAGGTTAGCAATTATCACAGGACTAAGAGTAAATAACATTTCTTCAAGAGAAAGATTCATAAAAGCTCCACATTCAAAATATGAGATTTTGTCTAATACGCATCATTGTTACATTTATTTTGATAAAAATAAACCTAAAGAAATTGAAGAAACATTTGTAAGGTCAATTAAGAAGATTGGTGAACAGGAAGTTTATGATTTATCAGTTGAAGGTGAGCATAGTTTTATTGCTGAAGGATTTGTTGTCCATAACACTACCTGGCATTATTCCGACCTTTACGCTTGGATACAAGACAAGGAAAACAACATCCTGGATGATTTTAAGGTTTTGAAAATGCCTGCTTACGAAGGTGAATGGGGACAAGGAAAACTACTCTTTCCTGCTCGTCTAAGCTGGGATGTTCTAGATGGATTGAAAAGACAACAAGGTTCATCTCACTTTGCAGCTCAGTACATGTTAGACCCGATTCTGGCTGAAGACGCTGTTTTTAAATTCGATTTTAAATATTACGAGAAAACGGATTTAACAGGCGTGGATTTAAACAGGTTTATTACCGTTGACCCTGCCATCAGTGAGAAGAAGGAAGCTGACTATTCAGCCATGGTTTGCGTTGGAGTGGATAAAATGAATAACTGGTACATTTTGGATTTGTGGCGGGAGAAATGCCAGCCGAAAAGACTTTTGGACCAGCTCTTTTACTGGGATTCCAAATGGAAACCAATCAGTGTTGGCATTGAAACAACCGCCTTTCAGAAAACCCTCCAATATTTTGCTTACGAGGAGATGAAAAAGCAAAACCACTTTATTCCCTTGAAAGAGTTGACCCATAGTGATAAAACTAAAGACCAGAGGATTAGAGGTTTAGAACCAAGATACGAAACTGGCTCGGTTTTTCATTGTAAGCAGGTGGCTAACAACGATTACCTTGAAGACGAAATCAGGCGTTTTCCCAAAGGCAAGAATGATGACATGGTTGATGCTCTGGCTTCCCAGTTGGAATTGACTTTTCCGCCAAAGTTTAAAGAGAGGAGAAACTTTAAGCTCAAAAGGTCTATTTATCCTGCTTGATTAGTCATTTAAGTTATAATTAAAGAGTATATGCTAGAATTTAGAAAAAACGACAAAGCCGACCTTAACAAGATTTACAAACCTTCGGATAAAATCCAGTTTGATAGGGAGAAGGCTTATCGCCGTTACGCTGAAATGAAGATGGCTCGCAGTCCCTTTGAATCGCAGTGGGATAAATGGGAGAAGGCTTATGAGGCTTGGCGGCCATCCCGTTCTTCCGATGACTGGCAGTCAAACATTACTCCGCCTTTTACCACGACTATCGTTGAAAGAGCTTTGGCAGAAATGGTTGACCAGACAGTCCAACCGAAAATTGTCGCCAGAGGTCCAGAAGACAAACCTAGGGCTCAAGTTTTAACTTATATTAAAGATTATACTTGGGAAATTGGTGATGGTGATTTACAGCTTTATTCTGCTTTGAAACAAAATTTGATTTTAGGAAAAACGATTTGGCAGGAAGATTTTTGGCAGGACAGGCGTCAGGTTAGGGTTTTGAAAAAGTTTGATTTGGAAAAAGGGGAAGAAGAATACGAAACCAAGGATGTTGATGATTTTAATGATGTTTACGGGGAGAATGTTAGTCTTTGGGATTTCTACATTGACCCGATGGCCAGAACCATCAATACGGGGCGTTACAAAGCTAACGATGCTGTTAGACGCTATATTATGAACCTTGATACCTTTCGGGAAACTTTTCAAGGTCCGATTTGGAATCCTCTTAATGCGGTTCAATATGTTAAATGCGGTGGTGATTTGAACAATTACCAGTTTTATACTCCACCTGAAGGGATGGATAAAGACAATCAGGTTGAGGTTTTGTTTTATTGGGCTAGACGACCAGACAAATTGATTATTGTTGCTAATGATGTGGTGGTTAGAGATGGACCGAATCCTTTTTCTCACAAGCAATTGCCTTTTGCCGAAGGTTCTGATGTTCCCCGTTTGGATAAATTTTACGCTAAAGGCGAACCAGCTTTGTTGGAATCCATTCAGGATGAATTAACCACCTTGCGAAGAATGAAAATTGACCGACAGCATATGGATTTGTGGAAGATGTTTTTGGTTTCCAATCGGGAAACTTTGGATGAAGAAGAAGCGATTATTGCTCCCTCAAGATTCTTACAGGTTGATGACCCACGTAATTCCATCGTTCCTTTGGAATACAGGGACATTAATCCTTCTGTTTACAGGGAAGAAGAATTATTGAGGCAGGATGGGCGGGAAGTAACAGGTATCCAATCGCCACAGCCTTCAAGCACAGCTACGGAATCAGCTATTTTTAAAGAGTCAACAATGAAAAGTTTACAGATGAAGATTTGGCTTTTATCACGTCAGCTTTTGACAGGTATTGTTCGTTTGAGAGTTCCCAATATTATTCAATTTTATTCTACGCCAACAGTAGAAAAAATCGTTGGTGAACAAAAAATGGCGAAGTATCGTACTATTCGGACAACTGATATTGCTTTGGAATTTACCAGAGAAGGAAAAGTGGTTGAAAAGAAAGAAAAAGGGGAACACTTTTTTGAAGTTTCACCAGAGATGATTACGCCTGCTTATGGCGGTTACGATTACAAACTTTCAGCTGAACCAACTTTCCCTGTTTCCAAACCTCTGCTTCAGCAAAAAACCAATGAGTTTATGCAGCATCCAGTTATTCAGGGAGCAATCCAGAGTGGTTATTATGACTTGGGTAAATTAGCTGATGCGATGATGGAGATTAATGATTTTGAACCAGAAGAATTTAAGATGGCTGAAGAAAAACCGCCATTGGTTGATGAAGAAGAGTTGTTGGAATTGGCTAATCGGGAAAACGAGATTATGTTAAAGGGTGATAAACTTGAGCCAACGGCTTTTGCCAATCGGGCTCATACTGAAGTTCATTTGGCTTTTATGGGTTCTGAACCATTCAAGCAGGGAAGTCAAAAAAGCGGTGTTATTGAAAACTTTGTTTATCATATTTTAGGTGAAAACAAGGCTCAGGAATTGAGAGGGGCTGAAGCTGAAGGTGCTCCCCAAGCAGGTGGACAACCTCAAACTCCAGCTCAGGGTGTAGAAGCAGGTGAAGCTCAAGCGGCGATGCCAGGAATAATGGTAGGTCCAACTAGAGAAACTGAAGGAATAGTTTGATGGCAAAAAAAGATTTAGACAAACCTCAAAAAATTAAAACACCATTGGAAGAGTTGGAAGTTTTGGCTAATTTGAAAGAGAAGGTGGAATGGGCAATTGCCAAGCGGTGGATAAACAGATACATCTTGAATTTACAGAAAGTATCTTTCAGATTAGATGAAACTTTACCTAACTTTGTTTCCCGTCATGCTGAATTGATTGGACAGGCGGTTGGATTGAGAACTTTTGTAAGGGCAATTGAAAAAGCAGGTAAGAAATTAGACGAGATGGAAGAAAAAAAGAAGAATGTTTGAAGACCTTTTAGGAAAATTAGGTGAATACGTTAGAGGTTGGAATCAGCCTTTGGTTATTAAAGGGGGTAATGGTTTAGTGGCTCAGAAATATGCTCCTCCGATTGGTCAAGCAACAACACCAACACCAACGCCAATGCCAACGCCAACACCAAGTCCTATTTATGAATATGGTCAAGGTGAGAAACCACCAATTCCTGAAAATTTAAGACCAACGATTGAAAGTGAAGCGAGGAATTATAGGCTAGACCCTAGTGTTCTTGCTTCTCTATTGGCTCAGGAAACAGGTGGTTATGGTTATGAGCCAGTAAGGGGGGCGTCTGGGGAAAGAGGGATTTCCCAGATTATACCAGAACTTCATTGGGGGGATACGGGAACAGGAGCTACAAGTTTGGAAGAATATGCTTGGCGATTGGAAAATGACCCTGAGTATGCTATTCACGAAGCAGCGAGGATTTTGAAGGAACTACTTTATAATTTGGGTAATCCTTATCCTAATCAAGGAGAAGTACATCCTGATTATTTAGATGCTTTGTCTGGATATAATGCTGGTTTAGGTAATCTTCAAGGTGGTCAGCCTTATGCTCAAGAGGTTTTAGGCAGAATAGGGAGGTGAGAATAAATGCCGAAAGCGATGGAGAGAAAATTAAAATCGCAAGCAAGAAAAAAATTTGGTTCAACAACTAGTAAGAGGGCAAGAAAATATATTTATGGAACGATGCAAAAGAAAACATCGTGGAGACCAAAACGTAAAAAATAGCTTAAATTTGTTTTTAATGTTATAATTAGTTAAACCAAGTTGGGGAGCACCACTGCTGGTGTCCAACGGAGAGGGGGTGAATAACCCAAGTGGCAGAAAAAAAAGAAGAAAAAAAGAAAAAGGATGATGATGGTGGTCAAGATGACAGCCAAAAAACTCAAGGAAAAACTACTCCAGATAATCAAGATTCTGAAGATAAAGTTGCCAAGCTTGAAAAAAAGCTAGGTGAATTAGGTGAAACAGTTAGTTCCTACAAGGAGTTTATTGATGGTGCGTCAGTTGTTATTAACACCATTGCGTTTAGCCCTGAACTTCGGGAAGCCTTTCAATCACAACTCAAAAAACAATATGGTATGGTGGGAGAAGGACAAAAATCTGGTCAGCAACAGGAACAAAAGCCAGAGGAGAAAAAAACTCCTTCTCAGTCTTCAGGCGAATTTAAAGAAATTGACTCAAGAGTAAGTGGCGTGGAAGTTTCTCAAAGAGAAAGAATTATTAACGATTTTGAGGATAGATACGGGATTAGTAAATTGAAGGATGAGGAAAGAAAAGAGGCAAGAAAAAAAATTGAAGGTTTCTTGAATGATTTTGGTCAGTCAGTTAAAAATGTGCCCTTACCAATGTTAGGTAAAAGTTTGGAAAGGGCTTTTGTTTCTACTCACGCTGAAAAGTTGAGAGAAGAAGGTAAGTTGGAAGGTTTTACTCAAGCTAGGGGAAATGACCAGGCAACTATGCCGACAATGGGAAGCAGTAGTTTAAGAAGTGAAGGAGAAAACAAAGATTTGACAACTGGTCAAAAAAAGTGGGCAGAGAAGTTAGGAGTTGATGTTGAGAAAGCTAAGGAAAAATATTTTTCTCAAGAAAAAGAAGCAACTACTCCTTCAAAAGCTGAGGAAAAAGTAAAAGAAGAAAAGTAATTTGAAGCTAATTTTGATTACTTATTTGGAAATGCTTGCTTATCCTGTTATAATATAAAGCAGGTAATTAAAAATGTCAGGATTTTCTTTTCGCAAACAAATAGACGGAACTAACGAACATCAAGTGATGTCTCTTTTAGCTAATGACTCCACTGAGTTTCAAAAAGGTGATTTAATTCGTGTTGACGCTGATGGTAACGCTGCTTTAGTAACAGCTGGTAATTTGGTGTTGGGTGTAGTTTTGGCAGTTGTTGATAGGAATGGTCTACCAGTTGACCCTGACTCTGGAACAACTGACACTTGGACAACTGATTCAGACAATACTACAGATGCGACTAAGTATTACGAAGTTCAATACATCCCCGCTTTGGGTAATTATCTTTTCTACAATGACGCTGATTCTAGTTTAACCGCCTCAATGATGTTCCAATACTTTGATGTTAATGATGAGAATGATGTTGATGGTGGAAGCGGTAGCGATTCTATTATAAGCACAGTTCGATTAATTGAAAGAGACCCAGATGGCGATGGAGACGCTTCAAAGGGTCTTTTCCAGATTGTTGAATCTTTCTGGGCACAGAACTGTGGCGGAACAGTTGATACCTCAGGTATCGAAGCGTAATTTGGTTTATAAGTTATAATTAAATCTAAGGAAAAAACATGGCAGCAATAAGAGGAAATTTCGCAGACGAACTAGACCCTTCCATAAGGAAGATATTCTTTGACAGGTATGATGATGAACCACAGGTCATGCCGATGGTTTTTGATGTTTTAACTTCTAGTAAGGATTCTGAGGTTGATTCAGCAACTACTGGTTTTGGTAAAATGGTTCAAACTTCTGAATTGGGAGCTTTAGATTATGAAGACCCAGTTAAAATGTACAAGACAACTTATGCTCATTTGAAATATACTAAAGGTTTCAAAGTTTCACAGGAATTAGTAGAAGATGACCAGAATAATGTAATCGCAGCAATGCCTAAAGCATTAGCAAAATCGGTTGTTTATACGACTGAAGATGTGGCTGCTGATATTTTGAATAATGCTTTTAGTACTTCTTACACCAGTTATGGTGATGGTAAACCGCTTTGTTCAACTGACCATACTCGAGCTGATGGTGGAAGTTCACAATCTAATGCTTCTTCAACTAGTATTGTTTTTTCAGAAACTAACTTGGAAACAGGGCGACTAGCTTTGGAGAAAGCTCTAAATGATAAAGGACAGGTTGTTAGCTTTAAAGCTGATACAATTATTGCTCCAATTGATTTGCGTAAGACAATTCAAATTATGACTGGTTCTTCTCTACGACCTGGAACAGCTAATAATGATGTCAATATTTACGAAGGTGTTTTCAAAAACATTTTCTGGAGATATATTACTTCTTCAACAGCTTGGTTTTTAGCTGATTCTCGTAATAAAGCTCTAAATTGGTTCTGGAGAATTCGACCTGAATTTAAAAACGACTTTAATTTTGATTCTGATGCGGCTCTTTACAAAGTCCGAGTCAGATTTTCTGCTGGTTGGTCAGACTGGAGAGGTTTCTGGGGGTCTCAAGGAGACGCAACTGAGTATTCTAGCTAAACTTAACAATTAGTAAAACGCATAAATCATGCTGGAGAGCAAGAAGAGCCATCCATGCTCTTCGGGTTAGTCCAGCTTTTTTGTTTTTTATAGGAAAAATATGAGTGCAACAAAATTTGATAACATTAGTGCGATTACGGCTAACGCCAAGATTGTTACCGCTTTACCAACCTCGCCAGAGATTTATTGGAATGTGTCTTCAAATGATACGAATAATCAAGAGTGGCGTGGTGGTGAATTAGCTTTCATTAAAAGTGGAAGTTATGGTGGACAATTCTTTTTACAATTGAATACTAGTGGAACGACAGCTCTTTGGGCTAGATTGTTAGAAACTTTAGCTACTAGTACAAGTACAAGTACAAGCTCTACTACAAGTAGTTCAACTAGTACTAGTACAAGTACTAGTTCAACAACAACAGGAGAATAATAATGGTAACAAAATTTGATGAATTAAATGCTATGTGTGCCAATGCGAAAATCGTAACGGCTTTACCAACAGCTCCGTATCAATATTACGGGGTAGCTTCTAATGATGTTGATTCAACTGAGTGGAGAGGCGGGGAAATGGCTTTTATGAAAACAGGTAGTAGTGATTATCGTGGGATGCTTTATGTTCAAGTATCAACTAGTGGTACAACGGCTATTTGGACAAGATTATTAGAAACATTAGCTACTTCGACTAGTACTACTACAAGCACAAGTACAAGTTCAAGTAGCACGACAACAGGAGAATAATAATATGGGTCTTACAAAACTTGATGAATTAAATACATTAGGAGCAAACGCTAAAATCGTGACGGTTTTGCCATCAACTCCTTATGATTATTATGATGTTAGTTCAACTGATGTTGATGCTGATATTATTGAATGGAGAGGTGGGGAGATGGCTTTTATTAAGAGTACGCTTTATCGGGGAATGTTTTATGTTCAAACAAAAACTAGTGGAAAAACAGCAGTTTGGGTAAGGTTGTTAGAGACTTTGGTGACTTCAACAAGTACAAGTTCAAGTACATCTAGTTCAACGAGTTCGTCAACAAGTACTAGTACCAGTTCAAGTTCGACAACAACAGGAGCATAATGATTATACATTTAGAAACAGAAAATAATTCGAAAGTTTTAACTGAAAGTGGTCAGGTTAATGGAACTGCTTCTTGTGCTATTTCTTCCATTACTTTAGATGGTGGAACGGCTGCGACTGGGGCAACTGTGATTTTAGATAATTCTACTGATGGTTCTGGAACAGCCAAATGGGTTTTAAGAGCACCTCAATATGGAAGTGTAAGTATTTCTTTTGTTAAACCAATTGTTTTTTCTACTGCTTGTTATGCGACTTTAACAGGTACAAGTTCAAAATTAGCTATTGCCTATATTTGACAGATTTAGTATAATTAAAATAAGATAAATTAAAATGGATTTACCTCTGATTAAAACAGCGGATATTAATTTGGCAGCTTCTTTATTATGTTCTGGTTTTAATGTTGATGGTATTGATAATCATAATCTTCAAAAAGTTTATTTCCTTTTTCGTAGAACAGAACAAATTGAAAACATTATTGATTTGTATTGGCGTGGTGATTTGAAAGTTAATCCTAAAGAGTTTGCTAATGCCAGAAGGGAGATAATGGCAAGAATTCATGAAGGTATTGAAGAATCTCAGCCGTCTGAGAGTTGAAACTAATTTTAGAGGTAGAAGGATTGTTTTTCTACCTAAACGGAGTATGGTTTTAGGTGATGATGAGGAAAGTTTAGCTTTGGTCAAACACTTAACCAGTATTTACGGTTTCATTATTGATAGAAGTAGTCTTTACAGTAAGGAGGTGAAAAAGAATGAAGATACTAAGAAATCCAACAAAACTTGATATTATTGACTATCGGATAGAAGAAATTGAATTTGACCAGAACGGGAAACCTTTAATTGATTCTAAGACTGGTAAGTTTAAGTGGACTGGGAATACTCTTGAGTGGTCGATTAAAGCAGGAGAAACTTTGGAGTTTCCTGATTATGTTGCTGATTATTTGAAGGGTATTTATGGTTTTTTAGAAGAAGTTAAGGAAAAAAAAGAAGGAGTAGTAGAAGCAAGTAAAGAACCAACAGGTAAAATTGTTTGTAAATATTGTGGGCAAACTTTTAAGACACCAATGAATTTGGCTATGCATATGGGAAGTCGTCATCCTGAGAAAATAATGGAGTAAGAAAGATGAATAAAAAAATAGTTTTAGATGGCAAAGAGTATTATCTAGTGCCAGTTGATGATAAAGAGACAAAAGTCTCAAAGTTTGAACCTAGTAATGGTAAAGTAGAGGATGTTTTAGGTGATTACTCGATTGAAGAAGAAACCGAAACTGGTATTAAAAAAGCAGAGTCTAGAGTTTCTGATTATCGAGAAAGGTTTAAGCAGAAGAAAATTTCACCGAGAGAGGTATTTACTCCACCAAAACAAGTGAATTTACATCGGGTAGATAATGAATTAGACAGATTTAGTTATAAAGGTGAAGACCTATTTTTTGGTGAAGGTTTAGAGGAAGATTTTTAAAATGAATAAAAAAATTAAAACGGGAATTTTAACTACCTTTTCAAATTTTAGTCCAGCTTTTTCGTTGTGTTCTGTTACTCAACAGCTTTTAATAGCTTTGGTTAAATATGGGTATGAACCTGTTTTGTTTGTTTTAGAGAATTTTGAAGATGATGAGAAAGTTCCTAAAGGAGTGGAAATCAGAAAAGTTTTACCCAAGTTGATTTTAGAGCCTTATACTAAGGGTGATTTAAAGAATTTTGAAGCTGATGTTAATAAAGCTAAAAAAGCGATGGAAGAAAATATGAAAGATATTGATGTTTGCTTAACTCAAGATATTATCTTCATTAATTCTTATCTTCCTTACAATGAAGCAATGAGGCGAGGAATTGAAGAAGGATTGTCTCATATCAAATGGCTTCATTGGATACATTCAGCTCCTTCTTTGAGACCAACAATGGATGGTTCTCCTTACGATAATCTTTTTACCTTACCTAAAAATTCAAGGTTAATTTATCTTAATTACACTGATGTTGTTCGAGCTGCAGAGATGTTTGGTATTTTTCCTAAAGATGTAAGAACTATTTTTAATATGATGGATATTAGGGAACTTTATGATTTTGACCCGATTACAAGAGAATTGATTGAACAATACGATTTAATGTCAGCTGATTATATTGATGTTTACCCGCTTTCCACAACTAGAATGAATGATAATGGCAAACAATTAAGTAAAGTTATTTGGATTATGAGTTACATTAAAAAAATGGGGAATTCTATTCGTATTATCGTTCCCAATGCTCATGCTAATGCTCAAGAGCAAAAAGAAGAAATTGAACAAATGTATCGTTTTGCTGCTGATTGTGGTGTTGAAAGAAGAGAATTGATTTTTACTTCATTACACAATGCTCCCAAGTATGAACAAGGAGTTCCTAGAAAAGTAGTGACAGATTTGTTTCAACTTTCTAATCTCTTTATCTTCCCTTCGGTTAGTGAGGCTTCACCTTTGATTTTAAAAGAAGCAATGGCATCTAAATGTCTTTTAATTCTTAATTACAGTTTTCCAGCCATGAGGGATTTTGCAGGTGAAAATGCTTTATATTTTAGATTTGGTTCTTTAGTTGATAGGCCTCAATATCCGTTAGGTCAGGATAAATACTTGGAAGATGTAGCTAAGTTGATAATTTCAGAAATGAATCAGAATAAGTCTTTGAAAGCTAATACTAAGTTAAGAAAAGAGTTTAATGTAGATTATATTGCTAAACATCAACTTATCCCAGCTATTGAGGAGGCTTATGAGAACTTGTGAAAGATGTGGTAAAGAAATACCAGAAGATTATGTTAATAGTCTTTGTGATGAGTGTTATAAAAAATTGGAAGAAAAGGATAAAAAAGTAGAAGTTGAGGAAAATGAAATGTTATTTGCTGGTAAAATAGTAAAACCTAAGATAGAAATAGGAGAAGTAGGTAAAAATGGTATTACTGAATCTAATTATGTGGAAAATCCAGAAGCTGAAGATAAGGAGCAATGGGCGACTAATGTTAGATTATTTGAAAGGCACGGAGTTATTCTCTGGAAACCAACTCGTCAACTATATACCTATATTAAGGATTATTGTTTAACAAAAATTACGGAACATCCTCAATATCCTAAGTTTATTTGGCGACCAAAGATTGTAGATATTGGTTGTGGTTGTGGAGTAGGTTCAAATATTATGTCTCAAGAAGCGGATTTTGTTTGGGGAATTGATAAAAATGAAAAGAGTATAAGGTTTGCTCAACAATGTTTTGAAAGGACTAGAAACCAAATTTATTATTCTTCCCAAGTTTCTTTTGACCATATTGATATTTTTGAAGATACGAGAGAAACAATGAAGTTTGATTTGGTGGTTTGTATTGAGATTATTGAACACATTAACGATTATAAAACATTCTTAAAAACAATTATCAATAAGTTTACTAGAAAAGATAAAAATGGTAATTATGATTTAATTAATCCGACTGAATTTTTTATTAGCACTCCTAACCGAAATAATCAACATATTCAAAAAAATACGCCTCATAATAAATATCATGTAAGAGAGTGGAATGCTCCTGAATTCTACAATGTTTTAAGCGAATTTTTTAATAATATTAAATTTCATAATGCGATTGGAGTAGAAATACCTTATGAAGAGATTAAAGAGACAACTCATACACCTATTCTAGCGAAAGTGTGGAATCCAAAATAATGAAAAGATTTGTTATTAGAATTGGTAAAAAAGGTAAAAATGCGATAGAAAAGTGGTCAACTATGTTTGTAGATGAAGGATGGTTTAAAATGGGAACTGATTATTTAATTGCTAGAGAAATTAGAAAAATGTATCAAGAGGCTAAAAAGGAAGAAAAGGTAAAATGATTAAATTGAGTGTTATTATTCCAGCAAGAAATGAGTTTCCAAATATAGTTCATACAATTTATTCAATTCTAAATTGTTGGGAAGCTGATGGTTTTGATTTTAAAGAGATAGAAATTATTGTGGTGGATAATTGTTCTGATGATGATAAATTTCCTCAAAGAGGAACAGCGGGAACAACTTCTTATTTAGAAGGTAGGAGTATGTATTACAATGCTGTTTTGAGGATTATTAGAGACCCTTTAGCAGGTAATCATTCGGCTAGAAACAAGGGAGCAAAGATAGCCAGAGGCAAGTATCTCTTTTTTTCTGATGCTCATATGGCTTATAAGCCTGGTTTCTTTAAAGAGATTTTAAGAACGGTTGACGAATCTGGTGGATTGGTTCATGGTTGTATTGCTTGGATGGGGGCTTATCCTATAACAGCACAGGGAACTGGTTATTCTTATACCATTAAACTAGGTGAAGAATGGAAGGGAACTTGGAATAATTATAAATTAACAAATGATTGGTGGTATATTCCTGCTCAAGGACATTGTTCGATAGCTGTCTTAAAAGACCAGTTTTTTAAATTTGGTGGTTATCCCAAAGTTCATCGAACTTATGGTGGCGGTGAATTTTATTTGGATATGAAATGGTGGATGTTTAACTCAACGGTAGCTATTAATCCTAATGCTATTGGTTTTCATTTAGCTTCAGGTAGAGGTTATTCCTATAATCACGATGATTACATTGAAAATGTTTTAGGAGTAACTTACGCCTTGAGTTGTGATGACTGGCGGGAAAGAACTTATTTGAATTATCTTAGAAATGGTAGAAAGGAAGTCTTGGATAAGATTATGGCTAGGGGAGAAAAGGAATATGCTCTTGACAGAGCTTTTGTTGATAAACATAAAAAGATGACTTTTAATCAACTCTTAACAGAAAGACCTTGGGATAAAAAGAATATGGAGAGACATGGAAAGTGTAATGGCTCAATGTTAATTTATCATGATACTTGGCTAGATTTAATGAGACAATCACCACAAGCTAAAGAAGCTTATGAGAAATCAAAATATCAGAAAGACTTAGATGTTTTTATCAGACAAAATTTATCAGAATTTGTTTATAAAAAGCAGTAAAAATGAAAAATAAAATTATTAGTCATGGTGAATTTACGATTGGAATAGTTGGTTATGGTCATGTTGGTAAAGCGATGCATCAAGTTTTTGGTGATTGGGTAAAAGCAATTTATGACCCTTTTGTTTCTAATGGTTTAACTAATTCAAAAGAAGCTGTTAATAAATGTGATTTAGGAATTGTTTGTGTGATGACTAAAGAAAACAAGGATTGGTCTTGTGATACCTCGATTGTTGAGGAAAGTGTTAAATGGCTAAAAACGCCTGTAATTTTGATTAAATCTGCTATACCACCTGGGACTACTAATTACCTTAAAAAGAAATACAAGAAAAGAATCGTTGTTTCGCCTGAATATTTTGGTGAGAGTAAATACTTTTTACCTGAAGAATGGTCTAATCCTAGAGCTTGGCCTTTTCAGATATTTGGTGGCGACTCTAAAGATACAGCTTATTGTATTTCTGTTTTTAAACCTGTTTTTAATCCGAGAACTTTTTACTATCAGACAGATGCTAAAACTGCGGAGTTAGTTAAATATGCTGAGAATATTTGGGGAGCAACTAAGGTTACTTGGGCTAATGAATTTTTTGAAATTTGTAAAACTTTAGGAGTTAATTATGATGCTATGCGTGAAGGTTGGGCATTAGACCCAAGAGTAGAAAAAACTCATACTTCTGTTTTTGAAAAGGCAAGAGGTTTTGGGGGAAAGTGTTTTCCAAAAGATTTAAAAGCTTTGATTAAATTGTGTAAAGATAAAGGCTATAAGCCGAAGTTTTTAGAAGAAGTCTGGAAATCTAATCGTAGATTTAGAAAGGAAAAATGAAGCGTATTTTAGTTTGTGGAGCTGGTGGTTTCATTGGAAGTCATTTGGTTAAATTCCTTAAAGAAAAGGGATATTGGGTTCGTGGTGTTGATTTAAAATATCCGAAATGGAGTAAATCACCTGCAGATGAATTTTTAAAAATGGATTTAAGATATTGGGGAAATTGCTTGAAAGCAACTAAAGATATAGATGAAGTTTATAATTTAGCTGCTGACATGGGTGGAATGGGTTTTATTATGGGTAATAGTGCCCGAATTCTTCACAATAATTCTTTAATCAATATCTACACTTTAGAAGCAAGTAGAATAAACAAAGTTAAAAAGTATTTCTTTTCTAGTTCAGTTTGTGTTTATCCAGTTCATCGACTTCAAGATATCAATCCACCTTTATTGAAAGAAGAAGATGCTTTACCAGCTTTTCCCCAAGAAGGTTATGGTTGGGAAAAACTTATTCATGAAATCCGCTGTCAATATTATTATGAGGAATATGGCTTGGAAACAAGGATAGCTAGATTTCAGAACTGCTATGGTCCAGAAGGTGAATATGAAGGTGGTCGGGAAAAAGCTCCAGCCGCTTTGTGTCGTAAAGTTATTTTAGCTAAAGATGGCGAAGATATTGAGGTTTGGGGAGATGGTAAACAAACTCGTTCTTTTATGTATATTAATGATAATTTAGAAGGAATTTATACTTTAATGAATTCAGATGTGCGAGAACCAGTTAATCTAGGGAAGAATGAGCATATTTCTATTAATGATTTTGCCAAGATGATTATTAAAATCTCTGGTAAGAAATTGGGGATTAAACATATTGAAGGTCCACAGGGAATTAGAGGTAGAAATTTTGATGATACTAAAGCTAAAGAATTATTAAAATGGACAGAAAAAGTTCCTTTAGAAGTTGGAATGAAGGAGACTTATAAATGGATAAAGAAACAAATCAACTTGAAAAGTTAATCAAAAAAGAAATTAGGAAAATTCCGAAAGATGCGGTTTATACTCTTTCTGGTGGAATTGATAGTTCTCTTTTGTTTGCTTTAGCTAAAGAGATAAATCCCAAACTTCCCAAAGCTGTAGTTACAGTTCATATTCCTTATGGTAAAAAGTTTAATGAATTTAAATATGCTCAAAGAGTTTTTGACTATTTAGACAATGGACTAACAGAGCAAATTATCGTTGAATTTGATGAAAGTAGGTTCGATGATGTAATGAAAAAGGCTGTAAAGGCTATTGGTAGGCCAATACCGCATTTCAACATCTTTACTCTTTATTGTATGTATGAGGAATTGGCTAAAAGAGGAGTTAAGAATGTTGTTTTAGGTGATGGACCAGATGAAACAATGTGTGGTTATGCTCGTCATTTAATTATGAATTATATTTTTAAAATTTATGAAGTTGAATCTTTTGAAAATTACAAGGGTAAGATAGATAAAATTTTATCATCTCCGATTGTTTTATATTCTAAACTTGTTGGTTTACCTTATAAAGAAGTTGAAAAGATTTGGGATAACAAAAAGAGTTTAATAAATAATATGTGTTTGGTAGATATAATTTTAAAACGACCCGAAATGGATGATATGAGTAATGGGATTGCTAAATACTTTGGGATTACGAATATCAGACCTTATCAAGATAATAAAGAACTTGATGATTTTATGTTTAATTTATCGCCTGAAATGAAAATTAGTAGAAATGGTAAGTATGGTAAGTATTTTTTAAGGGAACTTGCTTCAAAACCAATTAAGTTTATTTTAGATGGTGGTCAAGAATGGCCAACAAAAAATCTTTTGCCAGATGAAATTACTTGGAGAGTTGGTAAGATGGGTGGACCACTTTTGCCAGTTAATAAAATTAAAGGTTGGGAGAAAACAGATGGCGAATTTGGAAAAAGTTCTTATTTGAAATATCAAGAAAAAATATTGAGAGGAGGTGAATGATGCCAAAGGGTAAACCTCGAACTAACACCCAAAGACGAGCTAGACACAAAAAACTTTATGGGAATACCAATATTCCTAAAGTAAGAAAAGGAAGGAATAGGAGATGAGAATATCTGTTATCTGGACACATTGGGCAATGAATGAAGAAAGGTCTGATGTTGCTCAAAAATCCTTAATTTCTATTATTGAAACAACTAGACATTTACCAGTAGAAATTATTGTTGTAGATAATGGTGGGAGTTTGGAAGACTCTCAATTCTTCTTGGATTTAGTTCATAAAAAACATATCCATTTTTATTTAAGAAATTCAGAGAATCTTTATTTTGGTTATGCTAGAAACAAGGGAGTAGATTTATCTTGTGGTGATTACTTGGTTTTTTCCGACAATGACATTGAATACAAAGCAGGTTGGCTAGATAAGTGTCTTAAAGTTTTGGAAGCTTATCCCAATATGAAATTAGCGATAACTCCTTTAAGAACTGACCGACAGCATTGTAATAATAAGTATTGGCGAGGAGAATTGGAAGTTGATGGTGAAATCTTTTTACTTAATTTAAAGGCTGGTTCTAATTCTTGGGTGATTAGGAAAAAAGATTTTGAGGAAATAGGTAGGTTTCGAAATCATCAAGTTGCTGGTTCAATATGGACTAATAGTTTTGTTAATCATGGTTATGTTATGGCAACTATGGAAAAAGATTCATTAGCTCAAGATATTGGATTTTGTCAAGGTTACAATTTTAAATTTAAACCAGAATTAGCTAAAGTTTTTGCTAATGGAGAAAAATTAATTATTAATGACTAATTTAGCTGTTAACATGATTACTTATAATGGTTTGGGAGCTTTTGTTAAAGAAGCTCTTGAAGCAGTGAAACCTATTGTTGACGAAATTGTTGTTTATGATACTGGTTCAACTGATGGAACTTATGAATATTTAAAGAGTTTAAAAGATATTAAACTTTTTTATGAGGATGTTGGGAAATTTGGGGAACGGGATTTAGGAGCAATTACTCCTGTTTCTAATAGAATAATAGAACTTTTAAATGAAGCTAAAAAGAATACTAAAAGTGAGTGGATTATCAAAGTTGATGATGATGAGATTTTTACTCATGAATTATTAAGAGAGATAAAAACAATGAAAAAAGATTATCCGATTTATTCAATTCCTTTTTATCATGTAGGAACTGGTAGTAAACAATTTTTAATTAAAAGATTGTTTCAGAATATTCCCCAAGTTTGGTTTACAGGTGCTTTTTTTAAACAAGATAGTGGAGTAGGAGAAACTTTAACTCTTAATGGAAGAAAACTTTCTTCAAAGAGGTGTCCAAGAACTAAAAACTTTTTTTATCATCTTGGTAGCTTTAAAAAAAATGTTAATGAACGTAATCATGATTATTCAAAATGGCTATGAATATTTACGATACTAAATTATTTTTTGTTGTTCAATCAAAATATCCAGAAGTTCTAGCTGAATTTAAAAGAACTTTTCTTCCTACGACATCTAAATTTAAGAATATGAATTTTCTTATTGAAGATGGAGAAGAATATGGAAGTTCACTTTTAAACAAAAGAATTATTGATGCTCGAGCTTGGGGAGCACAATTCTTTGGTGTTTTTAACGATGATTTGTGGTTTGCTGATGGTTGGGTAGAAAGTGTTTTACCTTTTCTTTTAAGTGGAAAACATTGGTGTGTTTCTCCTGGATATGTGGAAACAGCTGATAAAAAAGTATTTAAAAAAGCAGTTGAATTAACTAAAGATAAAAAAGGTTTTGTTCCTCATTTATATGGGGCTAATCCAATTTTTAATATGGCAACTTTTAAAGAAATTGGTGTGTATGATGAGCAATTTGGTTTTTCTTGTGAAGATTTGGATTGGGCAGTTAAATTTAAAGACAAGATTGGTACTCCACATCCTATACCTGAAGACCAAATGAAGCACATCTGGAAAATCTACGAACAATTTTCAAAGTAAGTTATAATAGAAGTATGACAAATCAAAAAGTTATTAATATTTTGGAAGG